CGTTTTGATGGATCTCAAACTTACCTGGCTTGATGCCACGCTTAATTAAGAAATCTGAATTGCCAACAGAGAATTCAACCTCGACCATTGCTCGCTTCTTGTTAATAGAATTTATGAGCTGGTCTTTTTTGATATCTCTATGTGGCTTACCAAACAGGCCAAAGGATAGGGCATCAAGTAATGTTGATTTGCCTGCTCCGTTTTGGCCTACAATAAGAGTGTTTGGTGTTCGGTTTAATTGAATTTCAGTCCAGTCATTGCCGGTCGAGAGAAAGTTTGACCAGCGAACCTTTTTGAATATTATCATACAACTTCCATAGTTTGCGCCTCTGTGTAGAGTTCACGCAATTTTAATTTAATAGAGTCTTTATCGAGATCTGTATCAACAGCATCGACATATGTATCTAAAAGATCTTGCGTATCTTCTAGATTGACCTTTTCATCCTCAACAGATTCGCCAATAAACTCATCAAAGTTTTCAGCGATCTTGAGCTCATGTGTTTCGATATTTTGTAACTTATCTATAAACCGATCAAAGGTAAACAGATCAGTCTTGTTGACTACCACGACCTTGATAAATTTATTCTCATATTGAGACACATCTACTATATTATAATCTATTTTGGCGTCGTCGTAAACGATTTTTTCGAACATGGTGATAGGGTTGCGTACCGGAGTAATTTCCTGAGTCACAGTGTCGAGTATATGAAAAAACTTAGGGTCATCGCAATCTGACCATGTAAACTCCATCTGGCTACCTAAGTAATGGATATTGCCACGATGAGATTTAGTATGGAAATGCCCTGAAAGAACCATGTCGTATTTGTCAAATATTTCAGCTGACATGCCATGCGGATTTGAAATACCTTTCATCATTTCAAAGCCTTGTAACTCCAAGTGAGCGCCTAGAATTGGAGCATTAGACTTTTTAATGAAATCTACGTATTTGTGGTAGTTGCTATTATTAATCCATGGAATTAAAGCAACATCAAGACCGCCATAATTTTGTATAGTAGGTTCCATAATGATGTTTACATTGCTGGTAAAATAACCCAACAGCTCTTTGAGGCTACACAACTCATTTGTATTTTTAAAGTATACGTCATGATTTCCGGGAATAATATCCATGGTAATACCGGCATCGCGCATAGGCTCAAGAAAATGCTTACGATTAGCATTGAGCGCTTTAAAGTTGACGAATTTTCGGTGTTCATAATAGTCTCCAAGATGGATAATGTTTTTGATATCATGCTCTTTAAGATACGGAAAAAACACATCACGGTAAAATTGTTCTTGATAATTAAGGAATATATCAGAGCTATTCCTTGCCCCGCAATGGGTATCATTAAGTATTGCTATCTTCATTAAAAGAATCCTTTTTGAATTGCAGATACCAGAAAGTACCAAGCAGCTGAATATGCTATTATGGAGAAGAGAGTCCATGCAATTCTTTCATATATATCTTTCATAATGTTTCTATCCTTGAAGCAATAACATTCTTCTTTTCAGATACGCTAAGGACAACTCCTTGTAAAGCCCTGTGATGGTCATTAATAAGAGTTTTGCTTATGTAGTCATAGTCCGGATGTTCCGGACCCATAGCAAGAATATCTTTGACTTCATTGAGTGAATGGTATGGCAAGAGAGCATTTATATCTTTAGAAGTAAAATATACTTCCTGAAATTCGCTGGTTACTGTTTCCACTTCTCTTTGAATTACAATAATGCTCACATGAAGAGCTCCAACTTTTTAGCTTCTTTTTCTTGCGATGCAAATTCTTTAATGGCCGAATCCTTTTTGCGCACATTATCGATACGAACTCTAAGCTCATCAACATAAGCCATAGTTTCTTGAGCATGCTCTTCGTCCATACCAGATTCCATAAAATCAGATACACCCATCTTTTCAATAAAGCGCATCTTTACTTCTTGCTGCTTCTTTTCTTTCTGGATTCTGCGAATAAAGGCATAGAAACAAATTTGAGTAAAATAAGAAAAGGCGTTTGGGTTACCTGTACGTGTGGTTGTGGTAATGTCATAGTTGCGAATCGCTTTGAGGCAGTTCTCAACAGCATCCATAACCATTTCATCACGATACGTATAGCGAATAAAGTTAGGGCGGTGGCTCAAGCCTTCGGCTATTTTCATAAAACAGGTGGCAATGTAGTCCGTAACCTTAGGCGTTCCTTGGCCTTGCTCTTCCATGATATTTACTAATTTCACATAGTCGACAACTGCGAGCGAAAACTCTTTATTGTTGACGTAATGCGGCTTTTTTACTTTGTCATTCATAGGGCACTCCTTACATGATTAGATAATATTATAAACTATTTTCACGAAAAAATAAACAAAAATATTTCACCAGAATCACCATTTAGTCGTTTACACATTCACAAAAATGTATTATAATATTAGAACTACCGGGGAGCGTAGAGGTATACTAATGAAAAGTAGGGTCATCTGTTGTATCGACTAAGTCTTCGTAGTCAACTTCAGGGTATGGGATCTCATCTTTAGTGGTATCTTTTGATATTGACAATGCATACATTATATAGTTCTGTTTGACAGACTCATCGACGTCTGAACAGGATATGATGAAATCATGAGCTATAGTATGGCTTTTAGTATTGACGCTAAAAGGAAACCATTGACTAAACTGATATCCAGTTTCTTTGTACCGTTCTAACAGTACTGGATACTCAATGGTATAAAAATTCTCTGAAATAGCAGCAATAAAACCAACAATCTCATCTCCAGTAGACAGCTTAAGATGAGCTATTTCATTGTTCATAAATTGATCTCATAGACTTTGTACTCGAATTGCTCTTTTGAATAAATTTTAATTCGTTCAGCTGCATGGTTAAGAGTATAGTTTTTTCTACTCTTCCAATGTAGGTCATCAGCAATATCGTATACTGTAGTACTCATCCCATCTCCCGACTTTCTCAACCCTCGGCCAATTGATTGTAAGACCTTAATTTGAGATTTCGATGGAGATGCAAATATAATATTATGCAACCTTTTTATATTTATACCAGTAGAGAATGTCCCAAGAGATGCAACAATGATAGCGTCTTTCTCCTTCTCGGTTATCTCCCTAATTTTTTCTCGATCATCGACTCCCGTCTCACCAGAGACGTAGAATAATTTTCTTTTTGAATCCCCAAGCTTTGTTCGCAACATATCATGAAGAGGCTTTCCATGTTTCTCCACATACTGAAAAAGTACCAATGTGTTTCCACTGCGATCCAGAGCAAGATTAGATATAAAGTTATTTCGTTGTTCATAGCGTACAATAAAGTCCATTTCGTCCTGATACTTCATCTTAGTGACAGCTTTACAGTGCTCTTCTGGGTATTTAAGCAGAAGAACCTGTATGTCTAATTGCGATAAAGAATCATTCTCTATTAATTTTTTGGTGGTGGTCACTCTATAGACTGGTCCAAATAAACCTTCTAAAACCAGCTGATGAGTTTGAGTACCGTCAAGCGTCCCTGTTGTTCCAATACGATATTCTGCATTACCGCATTTTTCCATTATCGAAGTAAGCGATTTAGCCTTAAAGGAATGAGCCTCATCGCCTATAACCATACCAAAATCATGGAACCATTTAGCACTCATCTTATAAATGGACTGCCATGTGGTAATAATAACGTTCTGCGCTAGGTTATGTTTTTCTCGACCGGAATAAATTCTATGGCATTCTTGGTCGTGCATCCATTCATCATAACGAGAATAGTCACCAAAGTCAGAGTACATTTGCTCCACTAACGAAGTGGTAGGGACAATAACTAAGACTTTCTTATCGTTATTTTCTAGGTAATGCCTTAGCAGCAAATAGATCATTAAGGACTTGCCAGAGGCCGTAGGAGAAAGAAGCAATGCTTGCTTATTTTGCAATGCATGGTTTATCCCTTCAAGCTGATAGTCTCTTGGCTCAATGGGATTGCCACCAGCAGTCAATGGAATATCTTTAAGAATAGAAGATATATCGTCGTCTTTTTGAGTACCCATCATTCCATAATACGATGAGTTCTCATTCAGAACATGATAGCCCCTGACCTGTGCGAATTCTAACAGATACTTATAGAGGCCAGTGTATAATGTTTTATCACGAGAATTAAATAATCGAATCTTACCATCCCACATCCGATTCTTATATGCCGGCATAAACTTATAGCCTGGAACATAAAAGCAGAAATGCTCGGTCAATTCCATAGCAATGGATGGTTCAACATCCAATAGCATATGACTATGATTCTTTTTACGTACTGTAATTACTTCCATCGTGGTCCTACTGCCCATCCAACGATTGATTGTCGTATACCTTTTTTAATTGGTGTAATTCTATGATATAACATAGAAGGAAAAATAATTAATGATCCTCGCTCTCGCGTGTGGCTGAGATCAATATCTGCATCTCTAAATTCTAAATCTCCGCCGGTATACATTTCAGGATCTGTAAGCTGGATAATAAACGTAAATTTTCTTTGTTGCTTTTGAGACCAATCAACGTCTTGATGCCAATCGTATTTACCGCCTCTCTTGTATCTCAACATACGCATTTCATTAATGTTTTGAACATCATATTTGTAGTCCACGTTATGTTCTACTATTTGTCTACCAACCATAGACCGAAGACGATAATACTTATGAACATCAGCTGTTTCCACTATGCGATGCTTTTGAGTTTCACCAGCAGTAGATCCGCTTACCCATTCTTGATTTGTCTTACAGATAACATCGCAATGGGCCGAAGAGAGAAAATCTTTATATACCACTTGTAAATTTTCTCCACTCAATGGCATTTTTAATTGACTGATGTCTCCATTTGACATTGTCCAGAATTTCTTTGAGAGT